ACCATCTAAAACATCATCAATCAACTCTCTTTTTGTACCATCACCTTCTTTAAAAACAACAGTTCTTCTAGTTAGTTTTTTCTTACCAACACCGTAGAACTCGTCTGAATCTAATCTGCCAGCTTCATATTGACTGACTAACTCTTCTTGTGACTGAACCAACTTAATTACACGACCATCAACAATCATTCTAGGTCTTCTTGCTAAGTTAAAAAAAGCGTCTTCTTGACCGCACTGAAATGGTGTTTTATTTTTCATAACAATTCATCCTTGTCGTAATACTCGTTATCATCAAAATAGTAGTTGAGTTTTTGACCATATTCCCAACCTTTATCGTATTCTATACGATCTTTTTCGCTCCAGCAAGCTCTGTCTCTATTATATCTTCGATAGTGACAATCACACTTGCCTTGCTCATATGGAGTTTTAAACTTCATGACAACGCTCCTAGCCACATCCAGACAAGTATGCCAACATGAGCTGCTGCTAACAAACATAAAAACAAAATCATTCCAAAATTATTATTCATTTGATCTCCTCATCTTTAATTGTAGTGGTTCTACGAACTATTGTGTAAACCGCAGAGTCTAAAACATTTTTGTAACTCTCGGCTTCATGAAGATCCTCAAAGAACATCACAGCTTCGTGATGTCCTTTCGAGGTGTTTGCTATGATGACGTATTCTACGTCTTGATATTGAGAGTTCAAGACATCTCCTCCTCAATGAATTTTTCATACTGTTCTTCAGACTGATACTTGACACCTGCGCTTGAGATATATTTACCTGCTCTCTCCCACTTAGCAAACTCTATTGCTTCTTCTTTTGCTTGCTCTGGTTCAAAACCTCTAGAGATCACATACCAGTCACCTCGCTCTCTTGGATACTTCTTACCATCCAAAGTAACTTGAAAGTAGTAACCATCCCAGCTTGTTTCTGATTTAACTTTAGTCATTTATTTTCTCCTTGTTGTTTAGTTGGTACAGTCTCTATTGTATAGAAACTGTACCGAGTGTCAAGTGTTAGTACCAGTCAGAGTAACCTTCTGAGAAATAGTGAAAATGATCAAGAAGATCAATCTTATCTGAACGATACTCATCTGCAAGCATCTTTGCTTCTTTTTCATCTCTGTAAAAAACATTAGACTTTAAAAGTTTTTCATCTTCCGTTTTAACTACAACATAATGTATTTCTTCTTTAATTGGCAATCCATCTAAATCATAACCTATGTTAAAAATATCTTTTTTTGTGTAAACTTTTTTCATTTTATTTCTCCTTAGTTATTAATTAATATTTCCTTAACACACCTCTATATTAATTGTTCTTTTATTTTAAGTCAAACTTTTTCGTATCAAATAAACAATTTATTTTGACATATTATTTATTCTCTTAAAGCATAAATAAATCAATAGATTATATAGACTTCCTAGTCATTTTTTATTATGTGATAATTGCACTAATACGTCTGCTAATAAGTGTATGACATATAGTATGTGATCGATCTGTGATGTCTTGTGAGGTGCCCTTGCCGATACATTCTCCTCTGAAACTTTAACCCCCCTGTGTATAACCTGTGTACCAATTGTGTATAACTTTATGCACTATAATGGTGCACATGGATGAGAATCATTCGCATTTACAAACTTGGATGAGGATTATCCGCATTTAGGAGCCTGTGTATAACATGTGAATAACTTGTGAGTAACTTTGTAGGGGGGGAGGGTCTACTCAGCGGTATAAATTATTATTAATACCCTAACAGACACAAAAAAAATGAAAATGAAAAGAGTATAATTAACAAGACCGTTAAGAGCTAATAAGCCCGTTAAGAGCTAATAAGCCCGTTTAGAACTAAGTAACGTACCCTACTAAAAAATAACCGAGACACGCAAGACAATATATGCTATAGTACGTCTCTTTATGTAGACTAAGAAATTAATGAATTATTATTATCATAAAACGTCTTTAACTACATAAATATCATAAATAGTTAAGGATAAACATTTGTCTGATAAAGATAATGTCCCTAAAAAAAGAGGGCGTGGTAGACCTCGTAAGACTGAGGTTGAAGCCAAGAAAAAACGTGGTGTTGTTGGCAGACCTCCCGGTGAAGCTGCAAGAATAAAAGAGTTTCATGCTAGGTTGTTAGCTACTAGCGGTGAAACTGTAATTAATACGATCATAAGTAAAGCACTTGATAACGATGACAAAGATCAGGTGGCTTGTTTGAAGATGTGTATTGATCGAGTGCTGCCGATGTCCTACTTTGACAAGGGTAAAGATGCAGGTAGAGGTAGTGTCAACATTCAGATATCAATGGTAGGCGATAAGCAAGCTGAGGTATTAGAACAAGAAGAAGTAACTGATGTAGAGTTTGAGACTGTAGATGTCAGATCTGAAGATTAGTTTACTTCCTTGGCAGCAGGAGGTCTGGACTGATCCAGCTAGATTTAAAGTTATAGCTGCTGGGCGTAGGACAGGTAAGAGTAGACTGGCTGCGTGGAGACTGATTGTCTCTGCGTTAGAAGCTGATAAGGGTCATGTGTGGTATATAGCCCCTACGCAGCAACAGGCTAGAGATATTATGTGGCAGCAGTTGTTAGAACTGGGTAACCCGGTCATAGCAAGCAGCCACGTTAATAATATGCAGTTAACATTGATTAATGGTTCTGTCATATCGTTAAAAGGTGCTGATAGACCAGAGACAATGCGAGGTGTAGCTTTAAAGTTTGTTGTACTCGATGAGTATGCAGATATTAAACCTACAGTGTTTGAACAGATTCTTAGACCAGCGTTAGCTGACTTGAAGGGTCACTGTATATTTATAGGTACACCGAAAGGACGTAACCACTTCTACGATCTCTACAAGATAGGACAGAAAGACGTTAAGGATTGGAAGTCATGGCATTTTACTAGCTTTGATAATCCACTGCTAGATAAAGAAGAGATTGAGATAGCAAAGAACACCATGTCTACGTTTGCATACAGACAGGAGTTCATGGCTAACTTTGAAGCACCGCAGTCAGATATATTTAAAGAAGACTGGGTGATAGTAAAAGATAAAGAAGAAGAACCAGAGCATGGTACTTACTACATGGCTGTGGATCTGGCAGGTTTTGAGAACGTATCGAAGCAAGCCAGTAACAAAAAGAAGTATCTAGATCAAACGTCTATAGCTATTGTCAAGGTAGGTGATGATAATAAATGGTGGATAGATAAGGTTGATGCAGGAAGGTGGGATATTAAAGAAGTATGCGAGAGAATCCTAAAGCACACCCAGTTATACGACATTCAAGTAATTGGAATAGAAAAAGGTTCTTTGATGAGAGCTGTTATGCCTTACTTAACAGAGATGATGTTAAAACAAAACATTTATCCAAGAATAGAAGAAATACGAATAGGCAATAGAAGTAAAATAGACAGAGTTGTGGGTGCTCTACAAGGTAGGTTTGAACACAAGCAGGTAGAACTCTGTGATGGAGACTGGGTAAGAGAGTTTAAAGACGAGTTACTAAACTTTCCTACCACTGGTGTGCATGATGACATGGTTGACTCAGTGAGTTTAATTGCTAGTGTAGCTAATGCAGCAGTGTACTTTGATGACTACGAAGATGATTACGAACCCTTAGACATAATATCAGGATACTAATATGCCAAAAGAACCTGAGTTTATTGATAGAATAAACAATCCACAGAACTATCCTTACATTGATAAGACAGAAAAAGGTGCGTTCATGGATCAAGAGAGATACGCAACTCATTTAATGTCCAATACTACGGTAGATGGCAGACCTATAGCTTTCCCTATGATCCAATATATGTCTGAAACTGGAGAGCTTTATGAATTTAAAGACTTTAAAAATGCTTTAGACTTTGCTATGCGTACAGGAAACTTCAAAGAATTTAAAACAGAAGATGAAGCATTAGATTATGCAAAGAATTATAAAAAAGGTACTCCACTAGAAAAATTTAAACCAGGGAAATAATATGGCTGAACAATACGAAGAAATCAAAACTGAAGAAGAAGATTTAGAGGCGCAAAACGAAAGAGATCTGGTATCTTTTGTTGTTGACCACTGTGATAGGTGGAGAGACTGGAGGGATACTAATTATGAAACCAAGTGGGATGAATATGAAAGGATTTATTATGGAATTTGGAGCGCAGAAGATCGTACGAGAGATAGTGAGCGTAGTAAAATCATTAGTCCTGCTTCCCGTCAAGCTGTTGATAACAGGGTTGCGGAAACTATGGAAGGCTTTGCTGGATCCGGAAAACTGTTTGAAATAAGTGATGATGGAAAAGACCAAGATCCTACTGATATAGAGGTAATGCAAGCATTATTGCTTGAAGATACACATAATAATGCTTATATCAACAATGTTTCTTCTATTGTTAAGTTAGCAGAGATCTATGGTACTGGTGTAGGGGAAGTTTTAGTCAAAACTGAGCTAGAACGTGTCCCCACTACCAATGAAATGCCAGAACAAGGTATGGCAGAGGTAGGAGTTACTGAAAGAGAGAAAGTTTCAGTAAAAATTAAGCCAGTTAACCCTAGAAACCTGTTAATTGACCCAAATGCTGATTCTGTAGATGATTCTATGGGTATTGGTGTTGAAGAATACATTAGTTATCATCAAATTGTCAGAGGAATTGCTTCTGGTGTGTATCGAGACGTAGATGTTACTCCTCATTACGATGATGATGATTTAGAGGCTTCTCAGATAGAAACTTCACACTATCAAGACGATAAAGTTAAGATTATTAGGTATTATGGTCTAGTTCCAAGAGAATTACTCGAAGGATCTGGAGAAGTAGAGCAAAGAGCAGAAGAATTATTCCCTGATGACGAGGAAAAAGCTACTTTAGCTGATATGGTTGAAGCAGTGATTGTTATTGCTAATGATGGTCAGTTATTGAAGGCAGAACGATCTCCTTACATGATGGAAGA